CTTCGTAGGCCTATATTATCCTCTTTTTCTGCGTATTGCTCTCCCAGAGCCACATATTTAGCCAAATAAGCCTCTTTATCATTAATATAGCTATAATGGTCGATTAAATCATCTGAGTGCGCTAAATCGCCTCTATTTAACTCTGATAGCGCCATAATATCTTCTCTTTCATAAAGATGCTTGGCTAGTCTATTTTTATTAGCTGTTTTTTCTTTAAAAATATCTATAAATAATTTATCCCATTGTTTGGCAACATTAGACCAGTCATAAATTTTTGCTTTTTCATAACAGACCTCACGCATTTTGTCAACTTCTTTTGGATTATTTAAAAGGTCTAGTACAGCAGTTGCAAATTCTTTGTTATAATTTTCATTTCTTTTGTAATCTTCAAAAATTAATTTATTGCCTTTATGATCTAAAGTTTCTGGTAAAGCTCCCAAATGCGATGTAATCATGGGAACACCACACATCTGGCTTTCCATAGCCGTTATGCAACTTGTTTCGTGAAATGCCGTGGGATAAACATATAATTGACAGGTTTTATATAGCTCGTACAACTCTTTTTTGTTTAAAGCTCCTAGATGCGCAATTTTGAATCCCTGGCTTTTATATTCAGCAACTTTAGCGTAGCACTGGTTATAAAAAGCCGCCATATCTGGATGTGTGTTATCATAGCCTGCTAGACATAACTCTATCTCTGGATCGGCTTTCCACAAGATTGGCATAATATTAAATAATAAATTGTCAAGACCTCTTTCAGGTCTGTTAGTGTAGACTAGCCTTTTTGATTGCCTATTTTTTTCTTTAGGTTTAGGAATTAGTTTTATGCCGTTAGAAGTCTTAAAAAATAAATTATTATCATCATCAATATTATAAATACTTTTATATTGATCTATATGCCAATCACTAAGACAAAAAACTTTATCTAAGTTCCACAAACAACCATGAAAAGACGCTCTCTGGCTTTTTTGAGCAACATCATGCTGCCATAAAATATTTATTTTACTTTTTAATTTAGCACGAAAAATATCTGGGATTCTTTGCCCTATAAAAACATCATGAGGACAGGAGCTAACATAGGCTTCAAATTTGTCAACATTCAAATATCTAACACCATCGTGCATAATTTCTTCATTAGTGTTGCAGAATAAAATCACATGATGGCCTAATTTAGCAAGCTCATGTGCCATAGAAACACCTGCGGTTTCACTACCTCCTAAAGATTTATCTTGAAGTGTTTTCGGATTAAGTTCCATCCCTGCACAAAAAATAGCTATATCTAAATTACATCTTTCCAATTTTTGCCTCTCTTTATATCGTTTATTGTTTTAGGCGCTACATTATATTCTCTAGCAAGCCTAGATTGTATGCCCCACGATTTATCCTCTTTGAGGATCCTTTTAATTCTTTTTATTGATTGTAGTTTTAATTTTCTAGCAACATTTCTTTCAGATGTCCACCACTGTTTATTGGTACCATGTTTTTTCATATCTAGGACATTTTCTCTTGGTGTTGCCCATTTCAAATTAGACCAATGATTATTTTGATTATTACCATCTTTATGACAGGCATATTTTTTTAATTTAGTTCGACCTGGTACAAATGCTTCTGCCACTAATCTATGTACTTTTTTCTTGATATATTTTTTATTGGGATATAAAGTCACAGACATATATCCGTCTTTATCTGGGTTTTGTGCTAATATGCGAAAGTGTTTTCCTTTATAAAGTTTTAAAGATTTAACTCTTCCTTTATCGGAAACCATATAATCTGGATACTGCGTTGGTCGCCACCTTTCTCTGTCACTCATAGGCAATCTGTGCAAAGGGTAGTGCTAGTCACCTAGCTTTCTGCGCTTAGCAATCATCTTGCATCCCTTGCACGTCCTTTACTTATTTAATATATACTAATTTTTGTGAATAAACAAAAATTTCTTTTTGCTTTTTGTTCTTTTTGATATTTTCTAATTTGTGCGAGTTGCACATCGGTATTAGTTTTTAATTTAGAGGGTTTAACTTGAGGGACTACAGAAGCAGTCCCCCTAAGTATTAATTTACACACAATCTTTTAGGACATAGCCTAATTCTTTTGCTGTAATTTTTTCGTCCTGGTAATACTGAACTCTGATATTATCAAAGTTTCTGTGGTCAGGATCAGACCAAGTTTCGACACCCATAGGAGCACCGAAAAGTGGGTTAGTCCATCTGAATCCATACATTAAAGATGGATCACGACCATCAGCATCAGCTGGTGAAAATCTTCCGATAATAGTGTCTCCACCCCAAACGTCTGTGAAAGAGTCTGCCTGATTTTCTTCTCCACCATTGATGATAGAGCTTCCAATGTAGACATTTTCAACATCGAATAGAGCAGCTAATAAATCAGAAGTTACAACACCTCTTTGTACAAACTTAATTCTATCTAGAATATCAGCATGTTTTAATAAAGCATTGTACGCTGTTCTACCAAAGATGATTGTATTAGCGTCATAACCTGTGCTTGACCTAATGAAGTTTTTACCTGTTGCAATGTCTCCGAAAGGATCACTTGTTCCAGCTGTTTTAGAACTCCATTTAGATGATACAGTTGCTCCACTTCCCATATTAGATACGGAACGAATTTGAGATGCAACTCTATTGTCCATGTCTAGCATAAGTAAATTAACAAGATTTCTTGCTGATTTAGCTCTAAGGTCTAACGGATCATCTTGGTTAACTAGTGTTTCATAATCCATTTCATCTACTAAAGCATAATTTTTTGCAAAATAAGCTTCAGATGAAACATTAAATGACACTGTTCTACCTTTAGTTTTAGGCGCTCTTCTTGTTGTGCTTGGCAATCTAAAGAAGTCACCTTTGTCGTATTTAAAATATAGATCACTTTGTTTATTAACATTTATGATCGGTAAAAAATTTTGTACTATTGTTCCTTGTGGCTCAAACCCAACGACTAGGTTTGTCAAAGGTCTATCAATATGTACGTCTCTTGATACTATTGGCATTTTTTATCTCCTTTAAATTTTTTTATCCTCTATATCCATTATGCTGCACATCTAGCAGGAATAAACTTCCTGATGCACAACCTGTGATGGATTTGCCCATTATATATTGTCCACTAGTAGCGTTAGTAAATGTTCCACTAGCAGTTGATGTTAAAAATTGCCCAGCTGTAACTGCTGCTCCAGCAAAGGCTCTAGTAACACCTTGTGTTATAACAGTTGCGCCTTCACCTGATTTTGGCTTGTTATCTAAGATACCAAGTCCTGGAGCTCCAGCTGCGACTCTTAATTTAACACCATTATCGCCATCGACATTAACAAGTTTATACTGAGCTGTGTCAAGGTCTTCATTTGCGATCATTGTTATCATTGTTTTATCTGACATAATTTATCTCCTATTTTTGTACTTGTTCGTTTGCATACTCTGTGTGTAGGTCTTTATCTTCTTTTAAAACCAACCTGACAGCGTCTTCATACTTTTCAACTTTGCCATGTTTAATATAAAGCTGGGCTCTTCTATCAACTTCGTCCCCTGCTCTATTATAAGGTTGTCTATCGATAATAAACTCGCCTTCTGCAGATATCTCTGCAAACTCAATTAATTTTGGTAGTTTAGTAACTACTTCTTGTAAAAGTTCTCTTTGTGATAATTCTATAGTTTCATCATCTTTTGAGTAACTATAAACTTTTTTATCAGTTGTGGAACTTAAAAGCGCAAACAGTTGTTTTTCGAATGATGGTAATATTTTACCTTCTTTTTTCTGCTCAGAAATAAATTGGCTGATCAATGCTTCTTTTTTCTCTGTGCGTGATTTTTCGAGTTCCTCGTTTGCTACGGCATTAGCTTTTTCTAAGGATTTAATTTTATCCTGTAAAGCTTGATATTCTTTCGTAATATCTTTTTCCATAAGCTCACTCTCCTTGGGTGAATAATATAGTTTAGTTTCGCCCTGGCTTTCATCAGATTTTGCGTACAGATTCTCGATTGCTTCAAGATTTGTAACCGCTGGAATCTCAGTGCCAAGTATAGCAACAGCCTTCAGAACTCTATCAAGTACAGAGCCATTGTTTGTGTAGTTCCAATAAATCTCAGAACTAACTCTTTTATAATTTCCACGCTTCATAGCATCGTATAAAACTTGTGGAATTTCTTTAAAATCTGCTAATAATTTGTTGCCAGCAGTATATATTTTGTCTATATAGCCTAATGCTGGCTCGCCATCTTTCATTTCTGGTTGGTCTTCATTATGACCTAATTTAATAGGCGGCTCAAACCCTGTTTTACCAAAGTTAGTCACCATAGCCTCTAAATCTTTTTTGGCATATTTATCTCCATTCCAAACACCAGTGGAGAAAATTTCAACGCCATCTATATTAAAAGTTTGATTATAATCATAATTTTTAGGATCATCTTCGCAACTATCATCACAAACTTCTATATCATTATCACAATCGCAATCTTCACCTTTAGACATTTTCTTTTCTTTCTCATCCTCATCTTCCATCTTTTTATCTTCATCTTCCATTTTTTCTTCTCTGTCTTTATCCATCATATCTTTTTCTTTATCTTCATTTTGCTTAGCTTCCATTTCTGCTTTAGCTTTTAGATACTCTTCATGATTTTTACCAGGCATAAAGAACTCAACATTTTCTCCATCTATTCTATGTTGATGAGTGTGAGAGCCTTCTAAACCCATAGCTGGAGCAGCTTTTTCTGCTTCTTCTCTATTGGTGTAGAGGTCATCCATTGCATATTTTTCTTTTTGCATTTTATCTGGAGAATTAGGATTTGGTATTTCCATTTCTTTTTCTTCTTCCTCCATCATGTCCTTCTCTTTCTTTTTTTTATCTGTGTGATAAGGCATTTTGTAATCTCCCTGACCAGAAATAGCTGGTTCAAATTTTATTGGCTTGTAATTATTATCCTCAAGCCATTTTTTTGCTCGAGTTTCTGAGAACTTCGTTTTGTCGAATCGGATGCTGACTTCAACACCCTTTCCGTTTTTAGTCCCAACTATGGCACTTACACCGTCATCGAGGCCTTTTACCCTTCTAATATTTGTCACACCAGAAGTGGTTTGGATTCTTGCAGCATGTTCAGTTTTAAATGGCATCCTTAAACCTCATTTATCTGACCACACCTTGGACATTTTATTTGTCCAGCGAGAAGTCCCTTAGAGTTTATTTTAGCTAATAATTTGTTGCATTTCAAACATCTAAATGCATTATTTTTAATTTGTGTTGCAAATAAGTGATTTTGAGTGTATGAGGCTATCGAATTAGTGGCTGTCATACAACCTTCACTAGACCTTTTATTTTACCTAAAACCTCCTGATTAGAAAAAGCTATTGGCTCATCTTCAGGTGTAAGAGGGACTAAAATAGTTCTGCAATTATAGTGTAGCGGTGGTGTTAATCTAGATATAGATTCTTTATCGTTTATTTTAATTTGCACGTTATCTAGGGCTATCTGATTACAAATATCAGATGTTCTTTCATCTAACACTGGTGAAACCTTATAACCTAAAACAAAACCCTCTAAATCTTTATCCTCATATCTTGATCTACGACCAAAATTGTATGCGCCTAACGTAGCAGTTCTAGTGATAGTTCTTAAATTATAAGCCTCTAGTTCACGACCAGTGCTCACAGATATTTCTGTTCCATCGGCCACGAAAGGAGCAAAAGCCCCTGTGATACCTTTAATTATATCGCTAGTTGATTTTCCTGTTTTTATACCATCGAGCAAAACTCGACGAACTCGTGGGTTAAGTTGATTAACTATTTCCTGCACTTCGAACCTAGCTTCGCCTAATAAATAGGATTCTAACTCAGCTGTCGACAGACCAACACCGACGTCGGCAGTTGCAAAATTTTTAGGAAGGTCTTTGTCAGCAGTTTCCTTGCCTACATCAAAAGATGCTTTATACCCATCTTGAAAAACTGTTTTAAGCTCACCTTTATTTTTAAGCTCTAAGTTTTCGACTGCTTTGAAGTCTAAAGCTTGTTTTTTCATTTTATTTTCAACGTATTTTATCACACCATCTTGTTGTTTAAGCATAACTTTTCTAGCCTGATCTAAAAACCTAGTTTCGAGAGTTTCTAGATCATTAGCTATTTTTTTAAAGTTGACTCTTCTCTCAGCGCCACTTGGTCTATATTGATAAGAGTTAGTTTTTTTTTTACTAGATAAAGGATGTCCTTTAGGAAATAAGTCTGTGTCGTGCTTGCCGCTACGGAATCTGCCGTTGCGTAAAGCAAAAAGATAAGAGTTAACTCTAGCTATAGCCCACTGCTCTTTAGAAGTCACTGTTGGCCTAACGCTACTGGGATTCCCTCTATAGGCTCCAATCCCACGATTATACACAGAACGAAGTGTCCTTAAATTTGTTTTTTTAGTTTTTGTGTTTCCATATTTTTCATTATGCTTATCAACTTTATTTTGTAAGGTTTTGTCTCGTGCGGATTGATATTCTTTTGCGTCTTGCTGATTGCTGGCGCTTTTTCTTTCTAGCTCATCCACTTTAGAATTTGACCATCTTTGACCAGCATCTCCGCCCCACATAGACCAAGCTATGCGACCATTACTAGGATAGCCCTCTTCGCCTACTCGAAAACCTTTTGCTTTTTTATCAACTTCGTGCCTAGCAAAAAAGCTTTTCATACGTTTAACAGTGCTAGGTGAAAGATTTTCTCTATTTTTAAGTTGAGCAGCTCTAGCTATTCCTACCTCAGTTCCGCCTCTACCAAACTCTCTCCTCCATTCTAAAGCTCTCTCGCCTTCTGCCTGCATTTCTTTTGTCGGCCTTAGATCAACTTGTGAATAACTGTTTTCTGAAATATCTGCTATCTCTTCCTCGTCGGCCTCTTCTGTTATTTGATTTTCTGGTGTGTCTGGCTCAATATCTTTTTCTGGGAAGTTAAGATTCTGTCTAAGTATGTTTTCATCTTCAAGAGTAGGTGATATAACACCTTTTTGAACTGCATCTATAAACAAACTATTAAGCTGGAATTTTTGTTCGTCTGTCATAGGGTTGAACTTAAACATCGGCAAACTCTCAACATTAGAATAATTATATGCAACTAATCTTCTTATTAATTGTTGTTGCATCACATTCTCTTCGATATCTAACCTGAGTTTTTGTATAACAAATAGAAAAACATCAAAGTGTATTTTGGCCTGCGCATAAGCGCCAGTGTCACCCTCGGCCATAAGTCTATCTGGAATAAGAATAGACCTGGCAATAGATTTATTATAAAAATTAAGCGCTCTTTCAAAGTCGTTAGTTGCATTTCTACCAGATTCCAAAAGCTGGATGTCAAATTCATCCATCCTGTGAGTAATAGATGTTTTAGCAGTAAGGTTATCTAAAATATTTCTTAAAGAGTTTCTTGCAGATGGATCATTAGTTTTATACTTCCCTAAAACTGTTGGGTTAGCGAATCTTTCTAAATAAATGTTCCACATTTTTATAAGGACATCTTTTGACCAATAACCTCGATAAGCAGGTCTTAAATCTGATGTTCCATAATGATTGCCAAACTCTTTTTGATAACTAAATATTATAAATTTATTAATTGGATATCGTTCTTCTAAACCCCTGCCCTGGTATAAAATACCATCGTCTAAAAGGTTAGAGTATTCATCTATAACAAACTGATAGTAATGAGGCTGTTTAGTTTTGATATTTTTAAGCCCTATTTTACCTCTGTGGATTCCCGTGTCAAATTCTTTATAATTTATTTCGGATATTGAATAACCAAAGTCCAAGGCTGTCATAATTTCTAAAACTGTGTCAGTCATATTTCCTTGCATCTTTTCGAAACAATATTCTACAAACTCAGCAACTTCTATATCCTGACTATCATCCGAGGCAGGTATAATCTGAAAACTAGGAGCTAAAGTTGCAAACTTTTTAAGAGTTAAGCAAGCTTTTACCTGATCATCAATCCTCATCTGGTCGTACATATAAAGGCCTTTTCTACCAACTAATGTATCTGGATTATATGGCGCTATTTCACCATTTTTGTTATATAAAGAATAATCAGATGCGGCAAGTTCAGACATCTCTGGTTTAGTTTCTTCTTGAAATATTTTAACGAAATCGTCGAGCACAGCCATTTGAATAAATAGTAAATGAATAAAGTTATAAAATCAATCAGAAAGGGTGGCATGTTTGGAGAAACAAAATCTAGGTTAGATTAGCCACCCTCTAAGAATATACCTTAATGACGCTTGCCTGTATACTTATTAATAGACTTAAAATACTGCGCCCAGTCAAACATATGTCTCATAGCAACCTCATAAGACAAGTGCAGATTGCCTATCTCTTTATGCCTAGATGGAGTGAAATGCATAAAATAATAAGCAATCAGTCGTTCCTCATGAGTTGCTTCTGGAAACAGTTTTTCTATTTCAGCAAACGATACTTCGTAAAAAATCATAAAAGTTGCTCCGTGGATACTAAAATTTCATTTATTAGATTGGGTGGAATAACACCCTTTTCTTTTGCACTTTTTAATCCCTGGATGCCCGCCTTTGAGCCCCTAGGCGCAGGCTCGTGACATGGATCACCATACTTGCAAGATTTAGCGTGCCATCTTTGCCAGCTATAATTATTAGACCAAATATCAGTTGGTTTCATATAAGTGAAGCCATATTGACAATAAGTTACAGTGACTTTAGGCCAAGGGATTAAATCTAATTTTCTAAGCATACCTCTAGGGTTTTCTATATATAAAAATTTAGGTTTAAGAGCCTTTATTATTTCAACTGTTTTTACAATAATTTTAATAGCTTCTACAGCCCCCTGGCTTTTAGGTGTTCTTACTTCGCCTTCTTTTATCCAGTGATGTCCCATAGATGCAACGCTAAATTTAGTGCAGGGAGGGCTTGCCCATATTACATCTGGTTTAAAACCGTCAAGCATCTCTATATCAAAATCTAAAATATTGCAACATATATCTGGAGAAAACTCTTCCTCAGAGTCTAGAGTCATCGTTTCAAAACCAAAGTTAGATGCAATTTTAGTAAAGCTTTTTGTTCCACAAAAAAGCTCTAGAGATTTTCTTTCTTTCTCTAGAGCTAAATTTTTAAAATGTCCCATCTATCCTTGTTCTCTTTTACCTCCCATTCTAGTTAATTTATAGTTGCATCCTAAGTCGTCATGCAAAAAATCATGAAGGTGTCTAAGTAAAGCGTTTTTAAAATTATCTAAATTTACTTCTTTTTGTTCTTTTTTTACTAAATAATTTTTTTTCGCAGTCACCCAGTTTATAAAGATTTCATTATTATCGTCATCTTCATCAAACTCAAACTCTAATTCTATAAAAAATTTGTCCTTCATTTTTTCACCTCATATAAATTTACTTTTACTCTGTTAATTATTCTTACCTGCCTCCATTCGTACCATTTTTGTAATCCTGTTAAAGTATGATACAAGGCGTTTCCCGATAAGCTAGTTATATAGTCTATTGGGTTTTTTTGAAAAATTAAGAATTTCTCTGTGGTGTAAGAGTCGTAGACTCCTTCTTTCCAAGGCTTCATGCAGTAAGTCCAAAAATCGTCCCCTGTCATGTTCCAGGAAGCATCCTTTAATATTTCAAAGTGTAGTTGCAGTCTCATAAGGTCTTCGAAGTTATTCATCTTAATAATCTCGTCTGGTAAGTTAATTCTATCTTTCATTTTGTTTCTCCTCTACTAGCTTTCTAGCATATAAGTCATAAACTAAATCTAAATTAGTTTTTATTTTTATTTGCTTCTTTTCATACCTTTCATATTCATCATAATCTTTGTAATCATTTTTGGTTACTTCTGATAAATCCTCTTTAAGGTAAAAAGATAAATCTAATAGATCTTGTATTGAAAAATCTTTTAGTTGTTCTTCCTTTAATTTTTTTAGTGCTATATGCATCTTGTTTCTCCTTGTAGCTTGTTTATTTAGGCTACACTATACATACTATACTATAGGCATACTTTGTCAACTTAAAAGATTTGGCTATCGGTCTCTCTTTCACCAAAAGACTCTGGCTCGTAAACATCGCCCTGTATAAGGGTTTTGGCCATCACCGCATAGCGCAAAGCATCCACAGGGTGGTCAAAGCCTGTGGTGTCATATACTTCTGGATTTCTTTTGTCCACTTGTATATTTTGCATCGCCTGCAAAGTTATAGGACAATCTTTGGTAAAAAATAATTTAGGTTTTGAAGTTAGATCATTAATAGTCAATCTCATATGAAGTTGTTGCGTTCCCATAATACGATCGTTATTTGCTCGTTCCATAAGCAACCCGTTATTTTGAAATATCTCACCAATAGAATCACCAACATTTTGCTTTCCCCAAATGGCTGGATCACTAGGCGCAAAGTATGGAGCTATGTTATTTTTTTCTTCTATAATTTTTATAGTTTTAGCAACTTGGTCAGCAGACATCATTAGCCCTTTATTGTCTCCATCTTTAGTTCCTATCCATTCCTTAAAGACCACTAAATCTTTATCAGGTGTTTCAGCTAACCACAGAGTTGCGAATGGCGCTGTGAAACCCCAGTCAAAACCTCTAATGATTGTTTGACCGCTAGTGGGTGTGAAACTATCCAAAATATGATGCTGAGTTATTTCAGGAAAGCATACACCTTCTATTTGAGAGAAGTCACCAAACCTTAAAGCCTGGTATAATTTGTTGCCCTGCAGTTTTAATCTAGATTCATACTGTGGATCATTCAGCATTAGATAAGGATTATCATCTAAGGTTGCAGGAATATATAATCTAGATAAATTAGTGTCCTCATCTCTATGTATAACATAAGCTCCATTTTTTATAAATCTTTTTCTAATCCAATCTATATGTTTTCCCACAGGTGAGCCAGTGCATCTTATTCTAGGAAAAACGTTTTTATTTGTACTCCTGGCTCTAGAGTGAAGATAAAGATATTGGGATTCACTAAAATGTGTTATTTCATCAAAATAAACACCAGCAGAATATTCTTGTCCATCGTGTTGAAACTTATCCATCTCAGTTTCCATATGCGAAAAGAATATTTTACCACCGCTAGGAAATATCCAACAGGACTCTTGGATTTTAAATATAGCTCCTAATTCTTTATATATTTTAAAACTATAATCTATAAGCTGTCTAAGCTCTCGAGTTGTTCTTCTAAATATTACTGCTTTAGCGTCTGGGTACATCATCTGTCTACACGCATCAATAAGTAGAACAGATGACTTGCCTGAACCAGCCCCGCCTAGATAAGCAACTTCAAAGATGTTTCCTGTTTTAAGAAACTCAAGCTGCTTTTTGGTTGGCTTCCATATGCTGTTAGTTGAGGTCTTTAATTTCATCAATGCTTGGCTCATAGGCACTCAACTCTGGCACTTCAATAATATTGATGACTTTACTATTTTGATTCACATTATGTGTGGAGGCATAACCTCTTTCACCACCTAATTTTTCAAGCGTGAATCTTATAGCCCAGTTCTCACCACTATTAAGAGCTTGAATTAGTTTGGCCTCTGCTAAATCTAATGTTCGCTCTTTGCCTTCGGATGCAGACTCTTGAAGGAGCTCTGAGTTAGCTATTCTTTTATGTAAATTTTGTCTGGACATCCCTGCAGCTCTAGCCGTAACTTCTTTGATACCATTATATTTTAATAATAGTTCTGCTAATTTTTCGTCACTAACTTTTGGTGTTCTCATATAATTAATATAAACCTTTTTTAGTCTTGTACAAGTTTAGCTTTTTTCCCTGTAAAATCTTCCCACCTTTTAATTATCACATCGCAGTATTTTGGATCATATTCTAATCCGAAAAAGACTCTGTCTAATTTTTCACAACTTATAAGAGTGCTTCCAGAGCCAGAGAAAAAGTCTATAACTATATCTTGCCCTTTAGAACTATTCTTTATTAATTCTGTTAGTATTCCGACAGGCTTTTGTGTAGGATGCACATAATCCCTAGTGTTGCCTTTGCTATAATCTAAAACAGTCTTTTTAGTTTTGTCGCCACACCAATAGTGCGAGCCTTTTCCTTTTTTCCAACCATATAAAATTGGCTCGTGTGATGGTCTATAATCACTATATCCTAAACCTGCTGAGCCTTTATTCCAAATAAGTGTGCAAGACTTAGTGAAATATTTTGCAAAATAAGTTTCAAACGTTATTTTTGCCTCGGTCTTAGAATCACCATGAAAAACATAAACTGACGCCAGGTCTTTTAAATATTTGTGATAATTATCAAAGCATTTATCTATAAATATATTAAACTCATCTGGTGTCATATCATCATTCATAATAGCCCCATGTGCCTTAACTCTAGCCCCAGGAGCGCTAGAAAGGGCCGCTCTGCCCCCTCCATACGCAACATTATAGGGAGGATCGGTCACTATAAGATCGGCTAGGTTATCGCCCATCAATTTACTGACATCTTCGGTTTTGGTTGCATCGCCACATAAAAGTTTGTGCTTATCTAGTATATATAAATCACCCGCTTTAGTCTGTGGCTCAGGCGGTATTGGAGGAGTCCAATCATCTTCAGTCAATCCTTCTTTATCGACAATTAAATCTTCTAGCTCTTTAGGATCAAAGCCCAGAACATCTAAGTCAAAATTTATATCTAATAGATCAGTAAATTCTGTGTTAAGCATAGCTAAGTCCCACTCCGAGTCCTGTGCCACTCGATTATCGGCTATCCTATAAGCTTTAACCTGTCCAGGTGTCATATTATCAGCTATATGCACAGGGACTTCTTTTAAGCCTAATTTCTGCGCTGCTGCAAATCTTGTGTGTCCTGCTATAATAACCATCTCTTTATCAACCACTATAGGTTGTCTAAAACCAAACTCTTTTAAAGATGCAGCGACTTTGTCTATCGCCTGGTTTTTACGTGGGTTTCTAGCATAAGGTATGACCTCACTTATATTTTTTAATACTACGTCCATAACAGTCCTCCGTGTAAACTAATGTCAACTTATAATCTCTTTTTTAGTGATTAACCATTTAGCTAATATATAAAATGCCTCTTGCCAAAACTGAATACGATACTTCTCCTGCATATAATGTATGCCCTTAGCGTGGAGCTCTGTGTGTATTTCTCTGCATACTGGCACGCAAGTAAAATGCTTCATATTTGGTTTTTTTCTGTTTGCGCCCATACCTAAGGCCTCCAAGTGATGTGGCTCTGACATAGAACTGCCTGTTACACAACAATTTAAAGTTCTGACATAATCTAAATATTCCAAACTATGACTTATAATTATTTTATCGTTCTCTATATATCTCATCTGTTAGCCTCGAAAAAAGCTCGTGCAAACCCTTTAGGAGTTATAGCTCGTCTTTCTTTTCTTGTTAAAATACCATAATATTCACTATGTATGTCTTTAGACTTCATTCTATCAAACTTTACATTATTACACTCTATAGGTTTTTTTACTGGGTTTTTAAACCAGCCCCACAGATAAGTCTTCTTTTTATAGCCATCGCCAAAATCATAAGGGTTGAATTCATATGTGGGTTTGCCCAAAAATCTCTTCAGCAAGCCATTAGGATTCTCTAAAGCCCAGAAATTTAGAGTTGTCTTTTTAGCATAGGGAGTTTCTATAGTGTTACATTTAGCTATTATATCTAAGCAGGCTCTTACTACGCTCCAGGCTGATAATAATTTTCTAGGCTCGCCTGTGGTTTTAGCAAAAGAAAACTGGTCGCATGGTGGAGCAGACAGTATTCCATAAACATTTTTAGGTGGATCATAATCTCTAACATCGTTATCGGGCAAAGTTATAACTCTAACATCATAGCCATTTTCTTTATATGGTTTACTCCAAGAGCCTGTGCCACCACATAAATCTAGTATTATTTTATTCAAGCTCTAAGTCCTTCCGTCTAAAAGTAAAGCCACAAGTTGTACACCTTTCTAAAATTATAGTTTTTTTATGATCACAAGTATCTGTGGGTGTTTGACCTTTTAGCTCTCTCACATTATTGTTGAAGTCAGTACGACTACTTCTTGCGGCCATTTCAAGGAGGTCAATGACCGATGATTTGCTGCTTTGCTTTTTATTTAATAAAGGAAGCAATCGTACTAACCTTTCATATTTACATTTAGATATTAGATCGTGTCGCTCAGATAAATAAACATGGAACTCTTCATAGACTTTTATATCCTGGCGTGCGGTTTCTCTATCTACTGAAATAACATCTAAAAAGTCATCCCAAGTAGATACCCAACCTTCATAACCTACATATTGTTTCTCTTCTTTCAAAATTAACAATATATGACCACGCTCAAGTCTTCCCTTTAGAAGAGCGATGTCTATTTTTCTAAGGCTTTCAATTAAGTTGTTTAAATATTCTGGCTCTCTTTTACTCAGCATATCCAACGCCCGCTAAATTTTTTTTAGATAGTATTTTGCAATATTTTTCCTCATACTTAGATTGCAACTCTTGTCCTATAGCTTTATGCCTAGGTAAAAGTTTTGCATCCACGTAGCGAGGCAAATATATTCTTAATGCTTCTGCTATTAATTTAGTGGCAATTTCTGAATCGCTAAGAAGAGTATCTTGTACCTCTGTGTCTGTCATACTCTAGTTAGTTTAATACCAACGACCTCCTTTTTCAATTTAATTTATCATGTTCCTCCTTAGATATAATAAACCCTTTTTCATCTCTGTAAATCTTCTCCCCTCTATAAAAATTATTAGGTGTCCTCTCCTCATCTGCAGATTCGTTCCAAGATTCATTTCTAAGCCACCTAGAGGGATAAGGCACATATTTTGCATCTTTCGTGTTAAATTGCATGTTATATCTTTCGGCAAGCTCCTCGGGTTTTAAATCACACTTAATTTTTGCAAATGCCCTGCGAGCATCATTTTTATTTTTTTTCTTTTTAATAATATTCCAAAATTTTTCAAAAGCTATATTATTATTTATATTATTATTACTTGTATTATTATGTACGACTTTTTTGTCGTTAGTACCCATGACAAAATTGTCATAGGGAGGTGACACTTCTGTCATATTTATGTATATTTTTCTTGAGGTTTTATTCTCTATATGGCGTCTTATGTAGCCTCGAGCCTCTAGAGCCTCAATAGCTCTTTGAACAGTCCTTGCAGTTGTTTCAAAAACATAAGCAAAATAGTCATTGGATGCCCAGCAAAATCCCTCTTTATTACTCAATGCAGATATCTCTGCATAAATTAATTTAGCAAAATGAGGAATTTCTGGATCATACCTAACTGATGCAGGAATAATTCCATAATAATTAGGTTTATTTCTATTCACCTGGCTCGCTCTCTGCTAATCGCCACACTTCATTATAAAGTTCAGCCATCGCCTTTTTTGTTGATACCACATCGGAACACAGTTCACTGGCAGCTTTAAGAGCTGTCTGCGCAACTATTAACCTCTGCTTTGGATCACGTTGAATTTCAAGCGTGTCCAAGTCATTAGCTAAATATTGAACAGCCTTATCTGGGTTTTCTTTAACACCTTGATCTATATGATTAACATAATATTTATCACCAACCTTAGTGCAATTCACGACTAACTCTTGACCAGCCTGTATATTCTTATCGCCCTCATAAAATTTTCCATAATTAACCCACGAGTCACCTAAAGATTCAAGTTGGAATCCATATGGACTGGTTTTAGTCACTTTCGATATTATTGTTTGTTTTGCGTTTTCTGACATCGTTTAATAACCTCCTTAACATGTCGTTTGTATTTTGTTGTTTTTCTATGATTGTGTTCCATAGATGACTGTTACTCATAGCTACAGCATCTAAACGCATCAATAGACTTCTTAAATCATCATTCTTTATTTTATTAAATTTAGATTGACTCATTTTTTTTCCTACCTCCCGTGCCATTTTTTCTCCTTGACTCAGCAGAGTTTTTATTTTTCTTTTTCATGCCTTTAGGGTTTTTATCATGCATATCTCTAAAAAACCCTGAGCCTTTTCTTTTTCCGTCCCATCTACTAGAGTATTTGAGACAGCTTATTTGAAAATACATTTTAATGCCTCCTTAATCTAATAGCCATATATTGAAAAAGGTTATGGATGCAATCTTGGATATTTATTGCAGTCTTAACCTCTAAGCTATCGCAATGTTCACAAATTTCTTTTTCAAAGTCATCTTCGCCAAATGCGTGTTCTGTAAAACCTTCGTTATAACAAAATTTGCATTCTTTTATTTCGATGGGTTTTTTACTTCTGTGCCTATCCTTAACCCACTGCTTGGCTTGGGGAGAGAGCGCACGATACTCATCTACTAAAAGACTAAGCTTGTGTGTTTCGAAACTCTTCATGGTCTTCACCTCCTTTTGGTTTTTTAGGGTAGCCCCAGTAAGTATAAACCATCCTGTCCGATGTGTTCCAAGTGTCGTGAGGAACTTTATTTATGACTGCACTTAGGTGGTGAGCCATGCTAGTTATCCATCGACCATTTGGTAAATCTTTAGGTCTGGCTTTTCTACCTTTAGGGTGTTTAACTTTGTGTTTTATTGCCCCAGTTGCTTCTAAATATTTTTCTATAATAAGTTTTGAGCTAAAGGGTGCTCCATATTGTAAACAATAATCTGTTATCTCGTGAAGCACTTTTTTGTAATCCATCTCTCTGACTATGGCTATCGCTCTGACCACGCAGTCATCTGTTTTTTTAAATTTAAAATATTTATGGCGACCGCCATCGTTAAATATGTAGTCGCCTCTAATCCTAGCCAGGTCAGTTTTTATTTTTCGTTTTAGGTAAGCCATCCTATGTCACACTCCTAAAATGATGTTTAATATGTATTATTTTTGTTATCCCTAGCATCTTAGCGTATAAGTTAGCGTGTATAAATTTGCATCTAACCTTATAAAGTGGCTCGGCCTCGTGCATCATGGTAGCTATGTCCATGTCTTTATTAGCCACATAAATGCTTAGCCCCACTCTGTCTTGGTAGGTAAAAACTATCTCCCTTGTAAAATTTTGGTTGTTAGTGGATAAAATATATTCCATCTCGTCCTCTAAATTTTTAAGATCAGTCAAGCTGAGCTTCTCAGTTAGATCAGACTTTGGTAATCTCTGTCTCTGCATCTTTTGTTTCTCCTTATGCTATAAATAAAAAGCATAGTAAGATTATATAATGTGGGCATATATTGTCAACTGCTAGTATTAGCCTTTATCTAAAGGGCTTTTATAATATTTGACAAATAAAATCTTTGTTATATTTTAGAGGCATGGATATTAAAGATATAGCTGACAAAAGATTCAGAGAAGGAAAATCTTTTCAAAAGATTGCTGATGAATATGGATGTTCAAAACAATATATTCATCGGCTGTATAAAAAAAATATTTCAGAAATAACAAGGCTAGCAGAAGAGAACAGAAAAAAATACACTTATACCACTGATGATTTTTGGATGATAGTTAATTCTTTACGACAAGAACAAAAACTTAGTTGGGAAGGTTTAAGCTCTAAGGTTGGTCTCAAAGGTAAATGGTTAGCTGATAGTTATCGTAAGAAAGCAAGAACAAAACATGCATCAAAGATTGCTGAAATATTGTCTTTTAAATTTTATGGACTAACGTATTCTTTTCCCGCAACTAAACAATCATAACCTTTTTGTTTGTTTGGTATGAAAAGATGTTGGTCGACACTAAATAATCCATTTCCTTTTTCGTGAACAACAGTAAAACCACGCTGTGATGAATCGAATGCTGTGTAAAGTCCATCTGGCATTTGTGTTAGATCACATAAACATCCGTTACACCAGCCGCCTAATAATGAACCATCCATTTGTGTTGTTATGAACATATCAAATCTATGATGATGACCAACTATAATATTTCTATTTGTATAATTTAGATGTACGTGAGCAATATGTTTTGGTGTTATAAAACCTCTTTTTTCATGACCGTGCATAAAATACAATTTCTTTTTTCTACTGAATGGTGTTTTAACTTCTCTTATGTTAAATTTTCTAAACTCTAATAATTCACGGATTGATAATTTATTTTTCAAAAATGGAGCTAATGCACTGCATGATGACATTATTTTTTTTTGCATCCTTTGTTCGTGATTTCCTTCGAAGTAAATAACATTTGCTTTTGATGCAATTTTTCTTAAATCATTTAAAAACTCAGTTGTTTCAAAAAGTTCTATATCTATATTTGAATTTGTTAAATCAGGACTAAACGAACTTATAGGATAATAGTCCACTAGATCACCACCAAGAATTATGGTGTCATCTTCTTTAAGCATAAAATCTTTGATAATTTCCATAGCCAGTGCCAGAGCTTTTTTATCCTGGTAAGGGATATGGATATCGCTCAAAAATACTGTTCTATTAGTGTATGTCTTTTTCTTCATTCGCTACCTTAACACTATCTCTGTCGCTTTGATAGTAATGCTCGTTAATATCCTGCATGATTTCAAAAACTTGCCTCATGATTATTTGGACATCTTGATCCTTAATAGTGCGGGTACGAAAATTTAATTTAAGCAACAAATCATATAAAGTGTTAATGCAAATTCGAAAATCTACATCATTCAACACACTCTCCCTTGAAAAAGCTATTGATGGTCTGGAGCGCTTTTCCAACTTTAACGTCGTTAGGTGTAAACCTTAACATATACCAAGATAGTAACACAGCATTGTTGTATTTGTCCATATCACTAATAAAACCACTTCCACGAGTATGTCTACCTCTTATCCAAACTCCTCCTTCAATTTCAATAGCTAATTTATGATCTATAAAAGCTAAATCAAATCTCCATCTTCTCGTCGGGTGAAATTTATATTCTCTAATTGGTATTTCTGGAAGACCGCCAAAATTTACTATTTGTTCTAGAAGATAATCAGACCAGTCTACTTTTGGTTTCTTGATGTGAATTGTTGTTGGCACTGAGTCCTTTGAAGCTCCACCCATCTTTCAAATCCCTCTGCACGTTTATCTGCAATTTGGTTTGCCTCTCTTTGGGCATCCGCTAATTTTTCTAAAGACCTAGCAATGGCTCTGATGAGTTCTTGGTTTCCGTTTCCATTACCATTGCCATTTTGTTTCATCACTAGCCAGACTATAACAACTAAGGCTGGAGCTTGAGCTAGCATGGCAAGCATTTCACTTTCCATCTAATATCTCTCTTAATAATTTATTTTGCTCTTGGCAGTTCTTAAAGTCTAACACAGATTTTATTGCATCGTTATTTTTTACACATAAATATCCAGATATCTCTGGTTGGCAAGATTCAAACTCAATTTCGTGATATTCTAGCTTTGGAACTGCTTTTTTGGAAAAACTAACGCCATAAGTGCAGGAAAAAAGCGAAAAGACCACTATAGTAAGGGTTATGCCCCATTTTAAGGTTTGAGGCCACAGAAACCCCCTTAAATGCCCTGTAATGCGATGTTGCCTCATTTGCCCTGTCCTCTATAAGCTTTATAGCTATTTTTTTTATTTTTATTCATAGATGAGGTTTTTATTCTACTTTTTCTGCTAGCGATAGAAGTTTTTTTATCTTTGCGTTGATGATCTACTATAGCTTTATAGTTTTTTCTATTCATTTCTAATTTTATTTAACTCTTTTGCCAAAGACTCCTGCTCTTTATTTTTTACTCTATATTTCCAATCTTGAATTTTTTGTGCCTTTTTTTTTTCGTGTTCTAAAATTTTAATTTTAGTTTCCAGGGTTGAGACCTGCTCCTCTAATTTCCTAACTTTACGCTTATTCATCCACTCCGCTAGAAAAGCAAGTCCCTTACTAATTAAATCACTTATAATATTAGCAATCATTTGTTTCATTTCTTTTCCTTTAAAATCATAGATGCTAGTGCAAAAACTGATGCTAAAGCAGTAGAAATAATTTGCCACTGTTCTTCACTGACAAAAATCAAAGCTAAAACACTGAGTCCTGCATACGTGCTAGGCTCTTTTAGGCGATCTAAAATTGTCCACATAATAATATCCCTCCTTTTTTATTCCTGCCAAATTATTATCGACATCGGAAATTCTGTGTCTCCTGATGAAGATGTGTTGGCATTACGTCCTTTAAATTTAATAAATGTGCTTGCCATAGTAAATAACGTTATATTTCCTATGACATTAGAAGAATGACCTGCTCCAAACTCAAAGCCCCAGGTTGCCCCATAAGTTCCAGACATAACTAAGGTCGAGTCGAAATTTGCTTGAAATTTCCCAAAAGCTGTTCTTGTAACTGAAGAAAAGTTATATTGCAAAGCAGGCAAAGTGCCAGAGGCTGTCATGCTAAACCAAGCCCTGGGCAAAAACTTGACTCTAGGTGTTCCACTATTCTGCTCTGTTAAAGTTGTAAAATTAGCCTGTAAAAGATTCATCTTACTGCTAGATAAAACTTCCCCTGATGAAAATGATAAAAGATTGTATGCCATTATGAACTCACATCCGTGTTAAAAAATACTGCCGTTGCCGACACTGGATCATGAAAGCCATGACTAGACTCTCGAAAATTATGATGAACAACTTTAAAGCTGCTTGCTGTTTCTGTATGAAAATACATGGAATAAACTACAAGAGCATTTTCATTAGTTGTGTCATGTGCATTTCCTAAAGCATACAATGATGGGACTGAAACTGAGTCAACAACAAATAAAGAGCAAATGCTAGAAAAAGTTATCGTATATTGCCCTTGTGATGTTCTAGTTACAGAACTAATATTATGTGAAAAATTTATCCCGCTACTATCATAATTTACTATAGCATGAGCTCTGCTTGGCATAAAAGGACTCCCAGTTTCACCATCAGCAAAAGCTTGAAAACAACTTGCCACTGATGACATAGCCGAAGCAGTTAAAGTGTCTTGAAAAAGAAAAGTTGGAAGATTAAACGCCATTTGAAGGATATCCCATGAAAACACCAAATTTACACTGAGCCACATCTGTGTTTCCACTATCACTAGCTCGCCAATATATAGTCGATTGACTGCTCGTCTGACTCTGACAACCAAATTGAAAATTTCTGCCCTCAGCAACGCCATCCTTAACGCCAGCAAATGTTATGCAGTGTCTAGCAGTCTGATAATTCACAGCATAATTTATTTGATAAGTTCCAACACTAGGATAAGTAAACGAGGATATGTTTTCTGAAAAAATTTTTAAATTGTGACCTAACCCATGAAAATAAGCAGTCTTAACAGCTCTGCCTACAAAAAAAGGATCATTAGAAACTTGACCTTCTGTTTCAGGTGTCTTGGCTATTTCGCCAAAATTACTATAATTATTATTTAACACTGTGCTTGTTAATTTTTGACCAACAGTATATGAGAATTCTTTGAAAGCCATAATTTTAAATATACTATAGTTAGGCTAATAATCCAGCGCTAGAATCTAGCACTCCTAGTTCTGCATCGTCAAGTTCAAAAATAATCAAGTTTGCTATCGCAAGGCCGTGTCCAACTGATAAATCCATAGTTATAGTTTGATTCATAATATCTATAGTCTGACCAATCATAGTAAAAGGCTCATCGTTTAAATTTAATGCATCGTGTGTCACAAAAATTAAATCACCCAGTTGTTGCTGCATATATTTTAAAGGAGTTTTAACTGTTAGAGCTACCTCTGGTCTTCGTCTACGACCAACTATTCTTTGAGCTAAATTTAAAGCACTAGCTGAATCTACATACCAAATCACATTTTGTGTTGTGGTTTTTGATATTTTACCAAAACTGTTCACAGATGCTGTGTTTTGAAAAGTTATAGTTTGTCTAAAACCAGTAACGCTGTTAGATGCTACTGTGAACGATATTGGAACAGTAAACTCGTTAGCCATATCAAAAGCATCACCTTTAGCTGTTATAGAGATAATGTCCTCATCATTCACTGTGGCGCTAAAACTCTCTGCGCCTGTTATTTTTCTTAAAAATGTTAGTTTGTTGTTTGACTCGACATAAATAGCTGAGTCTGTTGTTTCAGCTATACCCTGTAGAGCTCTCACATAATCTAAATCGACTGGGAAAAACGCTTGAACAACAATAGACTCAGAGCCTAAAGAGTTTTTCCAATCTAGCCAGCTATTATAATTTATATCTGCATTAGCTGGAGATGTGGTGTTATCTAATTGTGCTCCATAAGAGTTGCTAGTTAATATATCAAAAGTTAGATCGGCAGGATTATAAACTGATCCAACAAAGCTTGCCCCCTGCCTAGAAGTTAAATCTGTTGAGACTTTAATTTCAGAAAGATTATCTAATTTATTTTTAAACTGCATATTCACTTCTGCTTGGTCATAATCAACCTCTATAAGTTCTCCTTTACCCACACATCCAAAATCAATATGAGTTGGATTAAACTGATATCCATAGGAAATCTCTCCATCTTTTCTAAACTTTGTTCTATCTTCGATAATTTCGTTCATTAATTTTGAAGCATTTTCTAATCTAACACTAAAACCACCAGCTACAACTTCTTTATAATTTCTAGTCACCGAAGAATATTCTGTAACCCTAGAACTAAGAATAGAATTGTTAAAAGTAAATTGTCTAACAATACTTTCTGGGTTAGTTTTTTGCTGTTGAGCCAAAAAGAAATTAGTGAGCTCATGACCTGTTCTGCACACAGAGTTTACTGCCACATCTATGAAGACCGAGCCGACTTCAGTTTCTGCATCGACACCTGGCATATTTATAGCTTTGAGAGCAGTCAAGTCGCCAACAGTTGTTTCTAAATCTACTCCTGTGGGAGATAATATTTTATTTAATCCTAAACTTCCGACTTGGCTTTCTAGATCAACACCGATTACCTGAATCCCTGTTTCGCCTATTATTTTATAATTTAAGTATGGATTTTTGTGCCAGTAGCCTAATTTTATTGTGTTATGTTGCTCAGGCAGACTAGTGTAATATAGTGAAAACTCCTCTAAGCCTGGTGTCCTTGATTTTTTGTCTAAAGGAATAAAGTGATATGTGACTTGACTTAAAAAAGTACTTGCATAACTTCCTAGCATATTCTAATTATATACTAAAATTAAAAAGTGTCAGAACTGAGTTATTTCGAAAGGCACAGTTGGGCCGCTACCGCTGCTTAAAACAATAGTGATACTCAATCCTTTATTTGTATGTTGCGGCGGCATGAAAAAAAGTGGCTCAGCCTGAACGCCAGAAAAATTATCTCTGGTGACTGTTTTGTGACCTGATGCAACTATTGTACAATTATTAACGTTTATATTAATATTAGCTCCGCTAACCATTGGTGTTAAGTCTATAAGTGCAGAATAAATTCCAGCAACAGCGGTCGAGAATACAGTGGTGGTTCCACTAATTGCCTGAGCTCCTGTTGCCACTACAGTTTGTGCCATATTATTTTTCTCCTAATAGATTATGCCAGACCTTAGTCAAATCTTCAATTGATTTTGCTTTATCAATACCTGAACTCTGTGGCAAATCTCTTAATTGTTGTTTCTTTTCTGTTATTTCTGATGTATCCTCATTTTTTTCGGAGGCTTTTAAATATTCAACGTCTAGCGCTTGCAATACTGGGACTCTTTTTATTCTTATTCTATCTCGCCATACTTCTTTTGCTTTTTTTAGATCAACTACTGGATTCATGTTTTCATCGCAAATAAAAGCATTTGGAACAAATCTTTGGTCTAATTTATCTATTTCTGTTCGTTTTATCACTTTAAAATTTTTAGTTGGCACATCTTTTGCAATTATTTCTTCATCTGATAGTGGACAACCCTGAGCTACAATAGTTATTGCGATATGACCAGTTTCTTCACTATTCCAAATAATCACTTCTTTATCACGATCCATAAACTAAACACTCCTTCTAAAATTATACCTTTTACGATGTGCTAAAACAAGCTATTGACGCATTAGAGCAATCAACTGCGTTATTTGCGTTGTCTCTATTTGATAATCTAACTGATTCAACTCTTTTAAAACTTGCTGGGTTTGCATCTCCTTTCATACATAAAGCAGAAATATTATCACTATCTCTCATCGACATACCAACACAGCAATAATCATCGTTGGGTAAATTATTCGTGAAATTTACTGTGTAGTCACCATTGCCATTATCTGTAATAGTTGAAACGTTAAAATCATCTTCAATAGCTGGTGTCCCAGTTCCATTAAAAGATACCCATGCAAGGACAATGTTTTCTTTTATTGCATCTTCGGTTTTTGCTTTTGTTACACTTGCATCAGCAATTTTATTTGTAGTGACTACTCCATCTTCTATTCTATTTATTCTTCCTGCTACTGGCATTATCCTGCTATCTCCATTAATGTTATTGATGATGATGCTCTACCATGGTCTACACTATCTGTGTCATTTACACTTCTGTTAATGTAGTATGTATTTGCCGCACTTCTAACTTGCACTTTGTAAGTAAGTTCTGATGTGCTTGATGGTGAATCTAACAGTTGATAACTATGTGTTTTCATAATGTTAGCATCTCCATATTGATACAAATTACCAAAAGTACATCTTAGTCTTGAACTACCAGCATCACCCAAACCTAGGTCTGTTGTACCTCTTAAAATTTTTAACCAAGTATTAGAATTGTTTAATGAACCACTTACAGAAACACTTACAAAAATTTTAGATGATGTAGATGATGGTGTAATTGCAACAGATAAACCAATATCATTCCATGCACCTGCACCTGCACTAGATAATGTATCTGTCTTAATTGAATTTACTACTTGTAAAATTTTACCAGCAGTTATAGTTTCTGAAGCACCCAAATCTATTGATGTTCCATTAACTATAACACTATCGTTAACTAATTTATCATTTGCAATACTTCCTGCTAATTTATCATTTGTTACAGCGCCATCTTCTATTTCATTTGCTCCAATGATCCCTATCGCTCCTGCTATTGCCATTATTTACTCCTTTGGATATTTGTCCTTTACTGCTTTAATAGTTGTTTTCCAACCATCAATACCATTATGATACAAGTCATCTAATTGGTCTTCAATGCTTGGGTATTCTTTTTTTCTATCTCTTTGATATTGTAAAGAATCATAGATTGTTTTTAATTCTACTTGTTTAGCAGTTATCTGCTCATCAGTAATATTGTTCGGATTGCCATCATGCCAAGTGATTCCATCTAAAGTTTCCCCATGAACACTTACTTGTGCATTTGGATCTAAAGCTAAAATTGCTGATATTATATCTGTCATAATTTATCTCCTTTTATCCTGCTACCTCTATTGCTGTTATTGTTGATACAGTTCTACCATCCTCATCATTTGTGGTTGTATGATCACGACCACTTCTATTCATAGTTGATGTGGCGAAGCCGTTACTTGCCCAAACCCATCTATAAGTTGTTGCAGCGATTGTTCCTGGAGAATCTAAAAATGAACCAGCAGCAACATCAATTTTCCATAAATTACTGGCATAACCACCACCCTGTCCTTGTGACATTCTAATTCTAGTGCTTGAAGCATCCCCAAGTAATATATCAGTTGTTCCTCTTTGTAATTTCATATACGTTACATTATCAGCAGTTGCTCCAATACACATATTCCATAAAATTAAAATATTACTATTACTAAATTTTGGTGTGATTGAAACACTTAGACCTGTGTCTACAAAAGCTGTTTCAGCTGGTGATGTGGTTGTAAATGTATCTGTTTTGTTAGATGTTACAACTTGTATTACACTTCCTACTTCTACTAACCCTTGTAATGCCATCAGATTTTTAATATAAATGGATCACTAGAAGGGAAAGTGATATTTATCTGTCCTCCATCTGGATTAACTGGAAAAGTCGCCCCCTCAGATTGTATAAACATCAAAGGTGATGTGCTTGAATTAGCTGTGCTAACAAATAAAACAACACCATTAATAGATGAGTTTGCTGCAACTGTTAAAGTTATGTTATCAGCATCTAAACGTCCAGATGAAACTTGCACATTAGTTAAAGAGGTCGATGCTATTCGAGCAGCCACAGGGATGTCATTAAGATGATCGTGTGCAGCATTAAAAGTATAAAGAGTAGTGTTAACTAAAGTAATACCTATAGTTTGCGTAGCAAGATTAACGCTTCCGTTAGCTAAAAATTGTCTAAAAGTGTCGTATATGTGTGCCATGCTAAATTAAACCTCTTTATGATTATAACATTAATAAAATATTAACCAAAAACCTTGAACTAAACAAACCAATCCAGTAAAATAGCAGAAAATTCCTAACCAAAATTTTTTGTTCACACTTCCTCCAAAGTAATAGTTCCTTGATACAACTGTCTAAAATAAGGTTTTACATAATTTTGGAAAGGCTCTTCTATGCCCACTATCCTAACAGTGAAAAAACTATTTGCAAAAGTATCATCTTCAATAAATCTTATATCTGTTCCAGTGACAAAAAAACTGTTTATGACCGATCTATCTGATGAGTTAACAAAAGTTGCTGGGATCGTAAATCTTCTATACTGACCATCAGGAACTATATAAGTGAATAATTTTCCACCAGTTGTTCTTATGTCTTTTTTATCTAAAACTCTGCTAAATTCATAACCATATTGAGCTGTATCATCTAAGGTTACGTATCCAGAATTAGGCAATCCTAATAACATACTCACTATCTAGACTCCTTGAAGTTTAAAGTTGTGGTCGCTCCGCTTTTTCCTAGAGAATTAAGAGCTGGTAAAATTTTGCTTTCTGTGAAGTTTTTCCAGTAAGACATAGGTTTATCTATTAGCGCCTGATCTAGATTTGCGTTTGGCAAAATATTTATAGTCCCTATAGTTTGCACTCCACCGCCATCACCTTGCAAACTAACAGGAATAGAACGTCCATCTGGCAAAGGAACAACAGCTTCTCTATTATTAGGATTATCTCCTATTAAAGCCAACTGAGGCTGGGTTGTCACACCACCATTAGCAAATGATGGTAAACCTTTCAATCCACCTTCAACTACTCCTCCCTTAGCAAACAATCCACCAATGATTGGGATATCTCTGACTATAGGAATCTGTGATAAAAATCCTCCCCCACCTCCGCCAGCAGGCATACCCACTGCAACTTGCATAGCTTTTAAAGCAACTAATCTAGCTATCATTATTGCAACTTGTCTAACTACTTCTCTTGCCATATCTTTGAATATGTTTTTAAATGCTTCTTTGCTAAAGTCCATAGCTATAACCATATCTGCAAAAGCCACGCCAACTGCATCGACAGCTCCGACAAAACTTTGTGCAAAAGCTCTACCTGTATCAGTGACTATTGTTTCGACAGAGCCCATAGTACTTTCAATTACTTCTTTAAAACCACCGCTGAATGCTTCAGCCACAATATTTGGTTTATCTTTTAATCCATCTAAACTCCCACCTACGCTTTCAGCTCCATCTTTGACACCTTTTAAAGTCTTCTCAGTGTCTCTCATTTGTTCATTTAGATCAAAAAAGATTTTTGCTAAATCAATTAAAAATTTAGCAGCCTCAATGATTTTGTCTATAAAAGCTATTAATAAACCAGTTATAGCAAAAAAAATGTTTTGTTTAGTTGCAAGATTGAAACTAATCATAGCTAATGTTGCTGTTCTTATCGCAAGAGCTAATTTGATAAATAAACTACCAATTTTTAAAGCAATAAGAGCTCCTAAAGCTCTGAGTAATAATTCAGCATTATCGGCAACTATCGCAAAGGCTTTGCCTAATATGTTAACAGCTTGTCCTAAAATAGTTCCTACTACCCTAGCAAAGTTTTCTATTTCTGTAGCGTTAGTTTGTAAAAAATTTAAAAGGCCTTGTGCATTATCTTTGATTGCAGCAAAAAACCCTTCGTTAATAACTCTTTTAAAATTAAAAACAGAGTCCCCAATCATAGACAGAGTACCCTCAAAGGTGTTTGCTAATTTGTCTGTCATTTTTCCAAATTCGCCACCTTCACCAAAAACTCTCTCAAAAGCTGCTATAGTGTCCTCTATTGAAACTGTTGCTCCAGCTTCGAAACCTAGCATAGCCCTAACGCCTCTTTCCCTAAATATGTCAGCGCTAGCTATACCACCAGAAAAAGACCTCTGTATTTGTTCAGCTGTCGTTCTAAAGTCAAGCCCTGTTGTAGCTGCAACGTTACCTGTTATCTGTAATAATTTAGCTAGATCATCTGCATCATCAGCAACAACTGCAAGGTTTCCTGAAGCCATCTGAATCTGTTCCAGAGAAAAAGGAACTTTGCTGGCAAAGTCTGTCATCACCTGGAAAGCTTTAGCGCCCTCTTCAGTTGAGCCAAAAAGTGCATTCAGTCTTACTTGCAGGCTTTCTATTTGCTGCCCAACAGATACTAAATCTTTAATAAATGTTCCAGCTAAAAAAGCAGCATAAGCCATGGCCGCTGTTTTTAAAACACTAAAACTTTTAGTTACCTCTTCGTTTGATTTTTTTAACTTATCTGTCTGTTGTGATAGTTGACTTGTGTTTTTTTCTACTTTTTTTAAGACAGCTGTTGACTGGTCAATAGATTTGATAATTATTTCAATATTGTTGGCCATAGTTATATTTTACTGTCTCTTAATAGATTGTCTATTACGTTTATTTATTATGTGTATTAACTGCTGTATTTCATCAGCTGTTAAGTTCTCTATAGTCTCTATAGTCCAGCCATATTCACTACCAAATAAATCGACTATTTGATAAAAGTTTTTATCTAGCTTTGAGGAATTTCCAAAAAAGCTTGAATGACCTCCGCCATTTTTGGCATGAGTTCAAATCCAACATTTTCTTCTAGCCAGTCATCAGTAATAGTTGAGTCATTAGCTGTGACAGCCACAGAAAAAATGATGAATAAGTCGCTAAAAGATGGATCGCTACCAATTTTTGATATTGGCTTGTTAAGTTTTTGTTCTATAACAAGAATATGTTTGGCTTTTGCTTGTTTTATTTCAACAGATTTATCTGCTATTTCGAGCTTCATGGGCTTCTCCTTTAATAAGCGGTTTGTGTATTTTGTACTGTTATCCTAGCGGCATAGCTTGATGATGTATCAAACTCGCAGTTTCCTTCATAGGATGCTGTTATTCTGCCAGCTCCTGCTATAGGAAAAGCAAAGGATGTGTAATTAACTTGCGGAGCATCAATAGATATAAAATTATTATTACCTCCACCGATGCTGTCTCCTGTTATTGAAAAAATGAATCGTCTTCTAGATTGTTGTCTAAAAGCATTATATTCAGTCTGGTTTGCAAAATCTTGGTCGCCATTGATAGTTATTGTTCTAAAGCCAGACCTTTTTAATTTAGCTTCTGTTTTAGTGCCGTTTAAAGTGACAACTCCCTCAATAGGATTTGTTATTGTAATAGTGGCTGACTCAAACTCTCCATTCCCAGTTGCTCCTACTGAAAGGGATGTTTCGTTCCAAGTGAATGGATCGGCATCAATATAACTAGTTGTGGCTTTAGCAACGTGATTAACTGTTCTAGCATGAACTGTCGCTGTACATTCCATAATAGCTCCACCTGTTATATTTAGAGCAAGAGTGTGAATTTGCCCATCCACATACTGATAAGCTGATCCTATAGATTTATAAACTTCTATAGTATAAGGAGGTAATGTGACAATATCATCAAAGTCAGTTTGAACAGGCAAAAATTCATGAATAGCTTTAGATGATGAAAAAGTAGTGCTAACGCCTCCGCAGACACCTCTAAGGAAATGACCTATATATATAGGATGTGGCTCAAAGACTATATCGCCAGTTATATTTCCAACACCCTCTAAAGTGTTAGGATTGTCAAATCTAGCTAAAATATTTTCTGATTGTAATTGTTCTATATTTTCTGTTAAACTTTCACTTTTGAAAGGAATATAAACTCTATTTGTTGTTGCTGTTCCTGCGCTGTTTTGTTTACTTAGTGATATATAACCACCTATTCCGTAACCCATCATTTACTCCTTGTAGATCACACTCTACTACTTTTATTTTGCCTGCTTTTTTGTGTTTTGGCAATCACTCACGTACTTCACACTGTAATTTTATAGAGACACCTTTTAAAAAACCTAATCCACTTGTCTCTTTTTGATTATCAAAGTTGCCTCCTAAAAAAGCTGTGTTCAAACAAGTTCCATTTAAATCTCTACTATTTTTTAACACTTCTTTTACCTTTCCTAACATAACATCTCTTGCGGTTGCGCCTTGCAAATTATCTAAACTAAAGTCATAACACCAAATTTCAAGAGTCAAAAACGTTCTCATAGGCTTAGCGCCACCAATAAGCTCATCCTCTATTGGTGAATCGTAGCTATCTAAATAGATCAAGACGCAAGGGCAAAAATCCGATCTAACAGCAAAGTCTGGCTCTATTAAAACTGTAAAGCTAGATGTGTCGCTATCAGCTGCAAGTAAATCTTTAACAGCGTTTTCTACTGCTAGATAGTCGATTATGGCCATATTTTATCTTATCCCCTTTTATTGATATTATCAATTAAATTATTGTACTGCTTTTTTATTATTTCAATTATTTTTGCATCCGATGGCAACATAGGTCTTTGTGGAACACCATCACCCTCTTCATTAACTCTTGCATATTCAACAGGTGTCCCAAATTTCAAAGTGTTGCCTGTGACATTAGCTCTAAAGCTAGCTCTTAAAACGCCTGTATCAATTAAAGGTCGACTGCTTCCTTTCAAGGCTATTGTTGCAGGACTATTTGGTTTCCAAGCTCCACCTCGTGTTGGATTACCTCCTTGGATGAAATAACGAATAACCTCGTTATCTATTAAAACGCCTGCCTGCTTTAAAGCCGTGTTTTTAGATATAGCAACTCTAACTTGCTTAACCATGTTAGTCACTTTAGTAACACCTGTTATTTTAACTGACATCAGTAATAAGGATTATATTCTTGGTCGCTTACAGCATCAAATTCATCATCCAATCTGTCGGAATCTATCTGCTGTAAAGTTTCATCTAGCATAGTGAAAGTGGGATCATAAGTCATAGTGTTAGAGAAAATAGTATCTCCAGAGTTATAAGTTATTAAATCACCAGATGAAGTTGTAAGACCGATATCTCCACTATTTATTTTATCTAGCATATCAAAGACATAGTTGCGTCTTTCGCTAACATAGTCGTTTCTAGAGCCAACCTCTTGTGTAAAAAATCTTAATAATATTTTTACGACTGTGTATTCAGTCGCTAAAGTTGTAATCATCGGAGGGCTGGAAGAGAAGGGTAATGTGTAGTTATTGCTCAAATAGCCGTTAATTTCGTTTTCTGCCTGGTCAATATTAAAAGCTAGAGTTGCGGAAGTAATAACAGAATAACTTCCGATTCGTGGATAAAGCTCTAAAACATTATTTACGTTTGTATAGGTTGGCATATTTTTATTTTATCATAGAGGCGACAAAATAAAAGGGCAACCCAGCGACCTTGATGTTTGCAACCACCTTTACCCTCTCGGATGTGTCTTTAACTCGTTGCCCTAAAATTTATTTATACAGTCTATCTCTGTGACTGCGTTGTATTTCGTTAACCTCTTCTTTGCTCATATAGTTTAGAATTTGATATTCTTTGCCAAATTCTTTATAAGCCATCTTTTTAGTTTTCTCTGATTCATAATCTAATCCAGGAAGTTTAGCAAAAGTGTAAAATTCATTGTCATATTCGTTATAAAGTAGAAGTTTCTTTTTCATAGTTCTCAGCGCACTCTTATAATCTTCCTGTAATAAGTGCTTGCTAACCTCTTGAGTTATCCAGAGTTCCCAGTCCCAAGGTGTGGCAAATTCTTTGCTAAACTCATAAAGAGGTAATTTTAGAATCTCTTTTTTCATCTCTTGACCAAGTTCATAATCTATCATGTCAATCTGATGCGAGCCTCCGCCCCCGTCATTGAAAACATCAGCTATGTGTTTTCCTTTATAATATATTTTAGCAGTGAAGTGGATAGTTTCTCTGCTTAGTTTTTGAGTAGCTTTAAAAGCTTTTAGCTCTGCTCCCTCTATGTAATTATTGTTTTGCATTTTGTTTCTCCTTGCCAGTTTTGTGGAGACTGGCTAACTCCTTTTTATTTTTTAATCTGCACTTTTTAGTACAGCTTCAGTTGCTTTAAGACTTTTTGCTGTTTTTTCTTCAAGCATCTCAGAAATTAAATCTAGAATTCGTTCTGATAACTCTTTTTCTGTATCTGAAGCCAGGGGACTTTCGATTACTTTTTTATGTTCTTTTGTAGCAAATCGTAAGTCTGCTCCTGCTTCCATGAATTCTTCATGAATTTCTGCAAGTTTTTTTCCTTTTGTTTCTTTCATCTTGCTTCTCCTTATGCTATAAACTTTAAGCATACCAAACTATAGCTTGCGGACTGTGTTTGTCAACTAGAAAATAACTCTTTATTTATTAGGCAAAAATGCCTTCGTGTGGCTCGGCTTTATCGTTTATTGTCATTTTTATAAAATTGACAAAGTCCTCTGGAGTCTCGAATCTTGCTACTAGATCAGTGCGTTCAGGCTGTACATTCTGTTTACCTACATTGATGTTAAATCTATATTCCAGACCTCTATTTAACACTCTTAGAGCTTCAGAATAAAACATCAATGCATCTAAAACATAATTATTTGGTGTGCTTGAAAACTTATCCTTCCATATTTGGACTGCAGCTTCTAAGCATTTCAAAGCATAGGGAGTTGGTTGTCCTTGGTTTTGTTCACATTCGTATCTGGATTCATGAACATAGTCTCTTAGCATCAGAAATTGAGTTAATAATCTTTCTGGATTTTCCTCAAACTCTTTTCTCATTAGATTAATATTTCGGTGAAATCTTCCTCGTCTTCTAGACTCTGCTAAATAACCATCGTGGGCTATATGAACATCACCTAATATGGTTGATGCTCCAACACCTTGATTCATTTTTCCTTCTAACTCTGGATGTTCATGTATACGTCCATAAAATCTTATGGTTTGACCATTTCTAAATAATCTAATAGGTGTGTCTATTTTCTGCTCACCTGCATCAACAGTAAAATGATGTTGTTTTATAGAATATCCATTAAATAAATTTGGTCGAAGATATTTAAAAACATTAGTGTTATCTATTAACTCCTCGTCAGCATCTATCCAGAAAATCCAGTCGCCTTTTGCTTTACTTATAGTTTCATTTCTAGCTACATCGAACCCAACCTCTAAAGGAGAATCACCTTTTATTATTTTGGCTCCGTATTGTTTAGCTATTTCAACAGTCGAATCTGTTGATCCAGTATCATTTATAATTATCTCATCGGCTATAGGCATAACTGATTTTAAACATCTGTGGAGCATACTTTCCTCATCTTTGACAATCATACAAACAGAAACAGTTTCTCTTGGATTTTGCACTAAAAGTTTTCTCTCAAAATCAACTTCCTGACAAGGCTTACCATTTTCTTTATAGCTTATAACCCACCAGCCTAAAGCATCCTGTTTACTATGATTAAACGCCCCGCTGACCATTTGAGTCTGTACCTCATCTTTTTTCTCAAATATTAAATTTAAGTCATATCTTTCAAAATTCCAAAGGTGAGCGTGCCTTCCATCTTCCCATAAACCATAAGGAACAGTTATAACTACTAAAGCGCCCTTTTTCAAAACATGGTCAAACTCCTCGATAAATTTTTTAGGGTTAGGTTGATGTTCCAAGATTTCCCCTAGAAATAATATGTCATATTTATGATCTAAACTTTCTGGAGAATCGGCAGTTATCTGCTGGACTTCACCTTTCTTTAAAAATTTTTCTATCATTTTTTCTCCAAGCTCATGTTCGGCTTCCGAGATATTGACTGCGTGAACTTCTGCTTCAAAATTATTAGCCATCTGGACAGCTTCATTACATATTCCAGATGCAAAGTCTAAAATTTTAGGTTTAGATATTTTTTCTTCATTTAAATATTTATTTATTAGATTAAAGGCCACTTGAACTCTTGAAAAGCTTCGTAGGCCTATATTATCCTCTTTTTCTGCGTATTGCTCTCCCAGAGCCACATATTTAGCCAAATAAGCCTCTTTATCATTAATATAGCTATAATGA